TTTACCAGTCCAGAGAAATCACACTTGGGATCTGGATAAATTCTTTGATTATTTACAATAAATCTTAATACTCTCATGCAATCATCCTTTCCATTCCAACAGGCGAAACGTATGTAAATTGGTTTCCCAAAACATCTCTGGCTGTGCCAATAACAAACTGTCCATAGTCTGCAAGAATATTGCATACAAATTCCTCTGCATCCACCCAATATCGTTCCTTAATCATGCGGTGAAGCTCTGGCAGTAAACCATAGCTGAACATTACACAATGTCCTAACTCATGGATAAATACACGGTTCAAAAGTTCTCCATGTAGGTTGTTCGCAATCGAAATAATATGGGTGGAATAATCCGATACTCCAAGTGTTCTGCTTCCTGTACGGTCAATTAACACGCTGTCGTGCGGAGATACGAACTGCACTCTCCATAAGTCCCCGTTCATATAAAATTGTCTTAGCATGGCTTATCACCATCCTTTCTACGAAAAAAGCCCCTGTCGCATTAATTTGCGACAAGGGCTTAATTCATTTATTGCTCTAGTTCATTTGCTGTACAAGTCGGTTCAAGTCAGCTTTCATTGACTGTCTGAGCGTTGCATCTGCATCTGACCACATTTCAGTGAGATTACGGATAATGTCAGATGTGTACTCCTTCATGGAATCATCCATTTTTCTTTTGGATTCCGTGTCTTTGGAATCATGATAGTGTCTACGATTCTCATCGTATCTATCATAGGATTCGCCATATCTGGATTTCTTCCGATTCATGTCACCCATTTCCATATCACTACGGTCTGGATGATATCCCATGCGGTACATATTGTGCTCAAATTCTGGATTGTTTAAATACTCGTCCATCCAGTCATCGTCTTCCATGTACAGATATGGTCTATAACCTTTTCTGGTTCCCCTACCTTTTGGAGCGAAACGCCCATTTGAATAGCGGTAACGGTCATATCCCATGCGTCCAAGATACTTTTCTTCCTGTTCGCATTCATCCATAGCTTCCACAATGCGATAATCTTTATCAGCGCAAATCGCACATTTTACTGCTTCCATGCAGTCTTTCAAATCGTCCCAATCTTGAGCACTGAGATTATCAAAGCCATGTGTTTTGGCTTTTTCCATAGCCCATTTTCCCATTTCCATTGCAACTTTATGCATTACAGTGCCCCCTTTCTAACAGCCTGTGTAACAGGTGCGTCTGCTGCTGGGGCTGTACCATTGATTGCAGTCAGATTATTGTTCGGACTACATGCCGGATTTCCTAACATTTTGAACGCTCCACCAGTAGCACTTGTTGCAACTCTGGTTGCATATTTTGTTCTGGTTCTTACGCCACATGCTGTTACCTGTGCACAGCAACGATTCTCTAGCGGATACAATGTTGTTCCTGTTCCTATCTGAATAATTACTGGGGCGGTAATTGTGGTTGTATTCGGAATGGACTGTGCTAAAACAATGCAGTATTTTTCTCCATTATTGTAGCTTCCTTCCGGGATAGTAACCACAAGATTTCCACCTGTGAATGCAATTGCAGTAGACAGAACAAGGTGATTGCAAAGCTTACAAACATTCTTACATGCCATATTTTTTACCTCTCAATCAATAAGAGGTGAGCCGCAACCCACCTCTTAGAATTTAGTCAACCTATAAGGGTGAGTTACTTAGCAACAACCATTACCATATGTGCTACATCCTGCGTACGCATATGGAGCTGGAACCTGAAATGCAGGAATCGGAGCCGGGTTGATTGCATTGATTAACTGCTGTGTCTGAGAAGCCATTGCAGTTGTAAGCAATGCAGACTGGCGATCCTGGGAAGCTGCACGTTTCAGATCAGAGTTCTCTGCCTGTAATGTTGCAATCTTATCATTCGTCAAGAAATCAAGGATTGCTCTTGTGTTGCTGTTCTGATTTTCCAGAAGGTCTCTGGTGTTATTGTTCATTGTGTTCTGCAATGCACAAGTGTTGGTAGCCAGGTTATAGTTGATGCCCTGGATAGCTTCTCTGGTCTCGCAGCAACAACTTGCTAACTGAGACTGTAATGCATTGGTATTCTGCATACCGGCTACAGTATCAGCATTGATTGCCTGCTGAACGCCATTAAAACCTTGAAGCATTCCAACATTCATGCCGTTGAAACCACTCTGCATGGTATTGTTAAGCGCATATGTGCTATCGCAAATGCCCTGCTGAATACCTCTGATACCATTCTGAATATCGTTCAGAGCAAAGCTCTCATTGATATCCGCTCTGGTAGCCCATCCTTGGAAACCTGCACCATTTGTACCGTTTCCACCATTGCCGCCCCAGCCGCCAAAGCCGCCGAAACCGCCCCAGCCGAAGATTGCGAAAATAAGGACAAGCCAGATAAGGGAAAAACCATCGCCGCCCCACATGTCATTTGCACGGTTATTAGAGCCTGTAGCGGCTGCAATGTCGCTAAGACTATAATTTGAACCATTCATCATGTTTTTAGTCTCCTTAAATTTTATTTACAATAGGAGACATCCGCGGCTGTCATCCCAAATTGTAGCGATTCTGAATCACCCAATTATGGGGAAGTTATTTCATCCCTAAAAATTTTTCTAAAATTCCTTCGGGAGAAAAATTCTTTTCTTTAAATATATTTTGCTGAACTTGATGCAACTGTTCTGTATCACCATGTTTGTACAAATCCAGAGCATTTTTTAATGTTGGATTGTTTCCAGCAAATTTACTCATATCGTTCATCATGTTATCAACACTTCCGAACCTTTGAGAAATCATTTGCTGAATTTTTTGTTTCATTATTGTATTTGGGTTGAAATTCATCTCTGATTACCTCCCTTCTGTGTCTTGGGCGGTTCAGATTGTATTGGCAATAATTCTTTAATTTCAGAAATCTCTGCGTGAACATCATCACGAAGTTGGTTAATCAGCGAAACAATATCAACTTGATTTGTGTTATTGCTTTCTGGTTGTTCTCCTTCATTTACAAGTCTATAAGTGAAAATTCTACTTCTTCCATCTGCCTGTAATTGTTTTCGGTAAACTTCTGTACCGTCAGTTTTTGGATAATAGACAGGGTTCCCAGACATATCTACGTCTTTTGCCTTTACAGTATCAATGCCATCAACCATCTGTCCTTGCAACATGGGGATTTGTGGTACTTGTGGCATTTGTTGTATTGGTTGCTGAATCTGTGCCTGTCCGTATGGCATTGCCTGCTGATAACTATTCTGCAATTGTGCTAATCTATCTTGATACGGCTGTATTTGTTGAAATGGTTGCGCAAAATACGGATTACCATACTGCATATCTCAAACCTCCCTTGTTTTTATAACTATATTTTACAATAATAAGAGGTTGATTAACACGCCATGATAACGCCATAAATACGCCACATTTTATGAATACAAAGAAAAGCCCCGACAATACATCGGGGCAACTTTCATAATTTTCTTCTTTAATTTTCTGTTTATGCGGTCTACGGTTCTCGTGCTGTAGCCCATGATTTCTGAAGCTTCTGCAAGCGTTTTTTCTTCATAAACACGCAATCGGAATAACTCCTTTTCTCTGGAATCAAATCCAGCTTCACGCAAATAGAAGATTCTTTCATCTTCCGAAAAGTCTTTATAATCATCCATTCCACTGTCCTCCCTGTAGTGGAATCAATATTTACACCGGGAAAATGCCTTTAAGGGCAAAGCCTAAAACAATACCGATTATGCCAGTTATGACATAAGCAATAATTTTGTCCTGTAATTTTCCTGGCTTTTCCATGAGTGCTTTTAAATTGTCGTTCATTTCGTCAACTGTATCTTTGATGTGTCCCAGATCGTTGTTGTATAAAGCAATTTTCTGTTCTAGCGCATTGATACGATTAAAAAAGCCTTCATCCCTTTTGGAATGCTTTTCTTTCATCTCATGGACGGCACTTTCCAATTCTTTCAAGCGGTGTTCGTTGATACACTCGTGTTCACATCCCATCGCTATTCCTTTCCATCACTCCCATTTTTTAAGATATTGCTTCTACCCACCTAACTTGAAGCACCCCTGCGATACGTGGGAGGATTGACGTATCACGCACACACCATCTTAGAATCCGATAAATGGAAAAACACCATGATTTACATAAATTTCAGTTTCGGAAGTCCAATTTCTGTTTACAGAAGATTCGGAATGTGATCCTTGAAATTCAGCTCCCTGTTTCACCAGGAAGAAAAGAGCCAAATCAAATATGCAATCATAACATTTTTCCATATCGGAATTTATTTTCTCATCACTGTAAGAGGAAGGATAATTCCTTTTCTTCTTAAATGAACGAATAGCCCTCTTTGCTGAAAGAGGAATCATCCTCGCAGTTTCTGCATCATCTTCAAGATAATTTGTCAAATCCTCTATAAGCTGTTCGTCCATTTAATCACCTACCTTTGCTGAGATAAAATCTCTGATATTATTCCAGCCTTATTAGTTGCTGTCAGGGCATAGCCGTTATCACTAGCAAGTTGTCTCAACTGTGATACAGTCATATTAGACAACTCGCTTTCTGTATACTTATGTGTTGATTCATCATAAACACTCGCTACAGATGGTGACTGGCTGTTTTCATCGAGACTATGCCCGGTTATTCCCCCGCCTTGGTACCGATCACGATACCACCGTTAGCTTTTGGTGCGACCGGAATGAACATTCCAGAAGCTTTTGTCCAAGTAGTAACCGGATCCTGTGTAGCCCACATGGACAGAGTAATAAACATTCTGTTTTGCTGTGTGATAAAAGCTCTTGCTTCCTCTTCCTCTGGTGTTGGCCCCCAAAGTCCAGTACCGAAAGAACCATCCGGGTTAGCTTCATACAGGGTAAATACGTTTTCTTTAAAGAAACGTCCAGTTTTCCATGCTCCATCTTTTCTGTAACGATATTTTTCATCGCAGCGATCTACGGTAATCTCATATTCCTGCATAAGAAGGTTTGCAAGTTCCTGTTTGGTCAGAAGACGTTTGTTAGCCGCACCAAGAACAGCGGTTTGCATAGCGGTGTTGTTTCTCATATAATTAATCATTTTTAAGGAAGTGAGGGCTTTATTAACAACAAATCCCTTTTCTTGTGCAACATCAATCATCTTTTGAATATCGCCCATAATATCAGAATCCGGCTTAGACCAGTCAGTAAGGGTGATTTTTGCTTCTGACGGAACGCCAAGATCAATCGGAAGATCTACATTGTTCTCATGGATTTTAAGAGAACCAGTTCCCATGATCTGCCCTTTCATAACTTTTGTTCTTGCCAGAACTGCTTCAAATGAATTACTTACATCGTCAAACACAAATTCGGTAAGAGACTGATCGTCCGGGACGCCGTTTTCAATAGCCATGCGAAGAGATTCTGACTGATTCATTTTCTCTTTAATGAAAAGTTTTTCGGTCAGTACCTTCTCAAAGCTTGGTCTCTCTCCAATTCTTGCCTCTGTATCAAGCGCATGAACATAAGCAACTCTAGGAAGTTGCTGCCCGCTCATAAGTCTGTAGTATTTTGCTTTCATAAATTGGGTTTTTACATCCGGGAAGATAACGTCAAGTGCTCCCGGACGTTTAACTGCATAATTCTGTGAATAGTTAATTCTCTCTTCCAGTGTAATACTGGTCAATACGTTATAATTCATTGTGGAATACCTCCTTAAAATTCAACTTCTGGTTCTGTTAAAAACGCAATTCCAAAAGGCTTATCAAGCTCTTGGAGTTCTGTTTTTGCGGTAGAATCAACTGCTACTGGAAGTCTGTTTTCAAAAACTCGTCCTGCAACGATTACAGAAATCGGACGTTTTTCATCGTCTGTCATATCAACTTCTTCGTATACAATCCCTTTTGCGCCTGTTTCATTTTTGGGGAAAACTGAACCAGCCTTAATGATTTTTCTTCCACCAACTTCCACCGCATTTGTCTGCTCTGCTGTAAAAGTCTTTAAAATAAGTCCTTCCGCAGATTCAAGAAAATTGGGGGTTGTACCGTATTCAATAACTTTGCTAAATGCCATAACTTAATTCTCCTTTTTTAAAAATTAATTGGGGCGTTTCCTCCAAGTTCTGTTTTTTCGGAACCGCTTAATTGTTTTGAACGTTCAGCTGCATATTTTGCAGCACCACTTTTTTCTTCTTTTCCTCTACCGCCATTACCACCACCCGGATTCGGAGTGTTTTCTAATGCTTCTTTCTCCCAAGCTGCCTTTGCGGTATCGAGTGCTGTTTTATTTGCTTCGGAAACTCCCTTAACAAAAGTTTCGACTTCTTTCATTACATCTTCTGGTTTCTCATACGGTGCAGATGCGTATGCTTTAATAGCACTCGCGTATGTTTCGGTTGAAAGTCCTGCATTTGCGAACATAGAAGTAATTTCACTGGTAAGGGCTTTTTTGTTGGATTCTGCAAGCGCAGCTTTCAAATCAGCTAACTCCTTATCCACTGCTTCCTTTTCTTTCTTGCGTTCAGCTTCTAGCCGTTCTGCTTCGGTCATGTTCTGCTTTTTCAACTCTTCCAACTCTTTTTCCAGGGAATCTGCTTTTTCAGCTTTTTCCTTCAGAGAAACATTTTTGTCTTTCTCTTTCTTAGTTTCAGCAGAAATAGAATCAAGAAGCTTAGAAACCTGTTCCTCGGAAGGTTCTGCAACTCCCATACCGATAAGTGCCTGTTTTGCCTGTTCTCTTGTCATTGAAATCTCCTTTCTTCCAGTCCAATACGCTTTTTCAACACGGTTCGCTCCGCACATGGTCTGTACCCGATTTACGCTCACGGGCTGTTGCAATTTATTTGATTTTGGGTATTAAAAAAGAAGCCTTAGATTTCTCTAAAACTCCTTAAATAATCGAAATTTGGTTCATTCTTCGTTAGATGTAGAATTTGCCATTGGTTCTGTTTTGGACGGATTTTGAAACTTTCCGTCAAGTAATTGCTGTGCTTTCTTCATTTCCTCTTCCGGGTCTGCCAGTTCTGGATAAATTGTTCCAAGATAAGGAAGGCTCATTTCGTAAACTTTTTGTGGATCACTAAATAGCCCACAGGTGATCAGCGCAATAAGCGGATGAATTTTATTTTTGAACAGATAATCAAGAGCCTGTGCTTTTACAAGCATATTGTCTGTTGGGTTTCTGGTTATCTTTACATCAAAATCTCTGGTTGAGATATTAACATCATTTGATGTACCACGGATAATATTCAGAATAATTCTGGCAGATTCCTTTTCAGCTTCCTTGGTGAATGCTTCTACCAATTTTGCATCTCTCTCTGCGAAATCCCATCCATTGCGAAGGTATACGGCATTTCCTGTATCTCCTCCGCTATTGCTTTGGCGGTTTGGCATTGCTTCCACAATCAGCATATTATTGTAGATATCATCCTTTGCAACCTGGCTCTCTGATTGATTCAGTTCAGCGGTCATAAGTTCAACATCCGACTGACAGCCATTTCCAGTGTCTTTAACAGAGATAGCACCAAGTTTTACCATTTTCAAAAACTCGTTTTCGTCTACCTCGCAGTTTTTAAATTTCATAAAGGCTTGTACAAACTGTTCCACACCATTTAATCTATCAGACTGATATTTGTTGATTGCATCAAATAAGGTAATTGCAATTTCAACATCTGAAAGTCTGTCGTGATTATTCGGGCATTCAACAATAGGAATCCCGCCAAAACCATTGATGCCGTAGTTAGTTACTTTTCCATTCTTGATTTCAAAAAACTGGTTCTTTGAATAGCACAAATAATATTGCTGTTCATCTTCATCTTTTAAAATCTGCACGGAAAGCATTGGTTTCCCATTTCTCTGTGAGTATACAATGTAACAATCACCTGGATACGGAATGAAGATTCTAAACGGTGGTAAATCTCCGTTTTTTGTCCAGTCCTCTTCTTTCAGAATAGCCTTATAGGAAGTTCCTGTTGCGCTCTGGTATATTGCCCTTTGGATGTTTCTTGCATCTGCATTGGCTTCATCCAGATAATCATTCAGAAGGTCAACTTGCTCATTTATTTTTTCGTCTGCATTTTTCTTTTTACATACATATTGGATTGGCTCCCCGCAAATCTGTCCAGCTTTAAATTTCACAGTTTCAAATGCGTGGTTTTCAACCACTCTGTTATTAACTTCTGGACGGACTATTTTGTTTCGGTATAATATCGGCTGATCGCCTTTCATGTACCGATACAAGTAATCAATCAATGTTCGATTTCTATTATGTATGCCAATAGTATCAGATACTACCTTTACTACATTTTGTGGAGTGATTCGGTCAACGCCTGTGTAGGCTACTTTTCTCCCGAACTCACCTCGGCATAAATCCACAAAATTCATTGTATTTCTCACGAGCCGAACCATCCTTTCTACAAAATAAAAAGCACTGGATATTTCAATCCAATGCTCTACTTTATATTTTACACATATTGGTGGTATCATTCAGTATACTTCGGTATCATCTTTCAAAACCTTTTATCTTTTTTACTTCTGCCAAAGCTTTTAAGTGTTTTTTCTTAATATGTATTTCAGAATATCCCATCTCATCTGCAATACGAACCAATGATTTGTACTCAACATAATGCTTAAATAGTATGTTGTACAGCAACGGGTCTTCAACCTGTTCTATGGTTCGGACTATTTCCTGTTTTTTTTGTAAAAATTCGGATATCATTTTTGAAATCTCTTCTCGCAGATCAAATATCTTTGCAACCATATCTCCCATCGGATCACGTTTTACAGAAGTTTGTACCTTTTCTCCAACAGGAATTGCAGATACACTTGTGGAAAGAGAACTGAGCTGTTCTTCTTCGATAAGCTTGTTTTTGATTCTGTTATCATAATTTTCAATCTGGCGTAAATATTGAGTTGCAGTCATCATATTCTATCTCCTTCCCCAAAGTGGATTCTGTGTTGCTGTTACTGTTCCAACTCCGCTTCCATTTTTTAAGAATACTGCTAAGCTAGCGAGTGAATCTGGTGCGTCATCGTGCTTATTTTTTCCTGTCATTGTGAATGAATAGACATTATTCATAAATTTTCTATACTCTGCATTTTGATATCCAGTATCAAGAAAATAAAATTTTCTAATGTTTTCAGCATTATCCCAAATTCTCTGTTCTTTTCTCACTGCCGATTTAGGTGCGTGTCCACCATTATTCAAAATCATTTGTTGTGCATATTTAGAAGTAAGATTAGTTTGATACCCTTGTTCCTTCAACTTTCCTTCTACTTCATCTTTATACCCTTCGCCGCCTGCATTGGCTTCAAAAAAAGCATTCGTAACTTTATTATTGACAATTGCTGATACAACTTTTGGCATAGTAAATTTCTTTTCAGAGTTATCAAATACTACTTCGTGTATATATACGGAACCATCTTCATATACATATGCTACTGGCATTGCAAGGTAATCACTACCACCAAGAGCCACGTCGCAAGCCGAAACTACTTTCAATGGTTCTTCATCTGGAAGTTGTCCATTATAAAAATTCATATGTTGCGCATTAAATAAAGCGCCATCTCTTTCAATAGGTTCCTGCTGATACTGGGCTAACCATCCTGCCATATCATCGTTTTCTTCAAATTTAGAACGAATAGTACGATAATATTTTGTACTGAATCCAACTCCGTAATCGTAGTCAAAATTACTCTCATCAGTTTCCGGGTCAAGAGCTGGAATTTTAAGAACATCATATCTAATGTGTTTTGCTTCTGGATTATTCTGAAGAAATGATAGTCTGTCCATATACAAATCATGCAATGACCAGATAGTACCATTTAGAATCAATTTACATTGTTCTTTCTTTCGTGACATTACATTGTTGTCAAACACAATTTGCTTTCTTCTGAGAATATCTGGATTTAATACATCTTGAATACCTTCCAGGATATCATCGAGAATCAGCCAACCATATGCGTCATACTCACCGTTCAAACCAGATTCCAAACCTTTTCCAGATAATGTCGCATATTTTTTCTTTCTTTCAAGGTCTACTTTGTGATTCTTTGCATCCGTTCTGGCTATTTTTGAATGAAATACATCTTCATGACAATATGTGGGGTCAGTCCATATTTCCATAACTCCATCTAGGAATGCGCCGCCAAGTCCTTCTTTATATGTAACATAGAGGTTGCTTATCTCTGAATTTCTTGCACAATGCCATGCGGTTCCAACAGTAATAATTTGTGATTTACCCGTTCTGGCTGGCTGATGCAGAAACAATTCGTCAAGTTCATCTTCTTCAAGTGCTTGTAATTTATCTACTACTTTTTTCAATGTTCTACGTCTTGGTAAATAGAACCGTTCTTCTGGTTTTCTATCTTTTTCTATATACATGGCATATGAATCAAGCAAATGTGGTGCTTCTAATAACAAATACTGCCAGTAGATATCATCAAAGTCACCACTACCAGTTAATGCAGCACATTTCTCTGCTATGTTATGTGAGTATTGACTTACTTTCATGGCCATTTTCCTTGCTTCTTGGTTCTTGTCAAAAGGAAGGTCAATATTCATATTTAAGAGCAAATCAAGGCAATCTTTTTGATTTTGATAGATTGTCATGTCGCTACTGATAATCTGATTTAGGACCGTCCGATACCATTCAAGCGAACCTTCTGTGAATTTTTGCATAAAAAAAGCCAGACCTCCTTTCATTTTAGGATTTAGTCTGGCTCTCATGTGGCTCTCTTGACTTTTCTTTTTGTTTTTTGTATTCTAAATATTTTTCAAAACTATATTTTTCACAATATCTACAATTTTCTAATCCATCTGGTTATGGATGTATACACGGAATGTTTCTTAATTTGAACCATACAATTTAATCACTTAACTTTCTGCAAATTTCAATAAAATCTGGCTTACTAAGTTCTTTCAGCTTGTTAGCATACTTTGGAAATTCATGCGTATATATCGGATGGCCTAAAAGCTTTTCCGCATATTCATATGCAAGTTTTCGGTCATCCCCTGTAAGCATACAAATTCCTGTATAGGTTTCAATTACTACGGCTTCTTGTTTTGTCATACATATCCTTTCTTGATAAAATCATCTTTTTAATTCCGAAAAAATATTTTCAATTACTTTCCACTCTGCGAATACTGCCATAAACAGTAATGGTACTGCCGAAAATCCCCAATGATTTTCAATCATCATTTGTATTGTGGCTATCAAATAATCTGCTACCCATTTGAATATTATGAAATTCGCAATTATCCAACATATTTTTCTGATTTTGTTCATTTTGTCACGCTTTCTTGACTGGCCATTCAAAGCCAAAATCTGAACGTTTGATTTTGCATTGTGGGCTTCCGTCCTTCCAGAAAACTAATCCCTCTATCTCGTGTTCGGAAAGATATTTCTTGATTCCATAAAATGTACGCTCGACTTCAACGATATTGTTGCCATGTCTTACTAAAGAATCATCATCGTCATAATATGGATTGCCTTGAAAATGCTTTCCGACAGCTTCATATGTGCCATCTGGTAATTTACAACCTTGATTTGTCCACATTGAAGTTACATAATACGCTTCTACAAACCACTTATCAGACGGATTATTCTCATCAACCTTTACCCATCCCGGCCAATGACCTGTAATCGCATCTGGTTCGCAACAGGGAATAAATCCCTCTGGTGGTATTTTGCCCTTCTTGCAGTCGTATCGTTTATAAAATTTTCCGTCAATTACTGCACAGCAAGAGCCGTCGTATTTGACTGTTGCAATTCCTTCTCCTTCAAGTACCCATTCCATACCCGGATGCGCTTTCGGTAGAGTCTTTACAATCTTGTGGTCTTTGAATTCTCGCTCAAATAATGTTGGTATCTTTTTCATTTCCTCACCATCTTTCTTTTTGATTTCAAGTATTTTCTGTATTTGCGACTGTATTTACGAAGAATTAAATCGAGCATAATGCTATTTGTCTGTTCTACGTTTTCTGACATAGTTGTGAGATATGGATAATCTTCTCTATCATCTACTAATGTCTTGAAGATCAAGTCTAAAGCAAACTGAGCACTGACAGGTGGGTCGCACAGTTCAAAGTCTTTATCCTTGTACCACTCATCAATCTTATTTTGGAATCCATCAAAGGATATTTCTTCGTTCCATATCATACATTCACCTCAAACTCTTTCTTGCAATTACTACCCTTACATTTCAGTTTCAAGTGCTGAATCTTCGTGTTTGGGCTAATCAGAAGCGCTTTCTTCTGGCAAAAAGGACAACAGGCGTATTTCGTTCCGTTAATATTCCGTATCAATGCCTGTCCATTCCACGGCTCGGGTGGGTTCATGTATTCAGAAAAATCTATTCCTTCGGATTCTAATGCTGATTTAATGCTCATTAAAAATCTCCTTAAATTTTTTTCCGATTAAAACCATTGTCTTGGTTTCCCCAATACGGATATTGCTCTAAGCATCTTCTCATATACTCGTGCGGATATGATTTTGCAAAGTCAACAATTTCTTTGACAGATGCCTGTTGTACTTGTGTTCTCCATTTTGGACAACCTTTTTGTTTTTCTTGATCCATTAATTTTCCTCCGTTTCGGAATCCCATGCATTTTTCGGAAATTGTTCTGGTTTATTCGATTTGGGGCAACTAGTGTCCAAAATAGTTCATCACTTAATTTACATTCAAGTTCAATACTTACTGGCTTGCCTATGCTACAAAGTGTGCCGTCCTCATTTCTGTGAAGAATACCGCCTTCGATAACAGTACCATCCGAAATTGAAATCCCTGCTATTTCTTCAATCACTTCACCATTACATGTAAAGAAATGCTTTAATTCTTCCTTTTCGCCCATATCAGCACATTCCTTTGTTTTTCCTTAAATTAGCGTATCGGTCAACTATAACATCTATTGTTGTACAAAGCTGATTGATTGTGATGCAATCGGACTGATGCCGTCTGAGATATTTTGTGATTTCTGCATTATCATAAGATGACATATCTGCCTTTTCGCTCGCCTGTCTTTTTAAGTTATTGTTGTAATCGCACATTTTATCAAGTTCAGCCTGAAGCTCATTGATTTTATCATTTTTATCTAAAATTTCATGTTGTTTCTTCTCGCATTCATCAGATAACCGAACAACTTCATTTTTTAGCTGATCTACAGTCCAATTCTTTAAATCTTCAATTCTCATGGCATTCTCCTCAAATCTTAGTAAATGTTTCCATATCGTAGTTGTCACGGATATAATCTACGCACTCTTGCAACTTTTCTCTCAAAAATACATCCTTTGCAATATCTGGGTAAAGTGCATATAGCAAGCAACTTCCCTCTTTCCCATCTTTTTGAAATTTCCTCCAATTGAACATCATAATGAATAGAGGAATTTTCGTAAGATTATCTGTTTTTCTTTTAAACCAGAAATTAGAAATTTTTTTAATCATTTCTCTCTTTCCTCCCTGTGCTTCATCTGGCATTCAATCATTTTAGCTATGTTTTCACGTTCCTGTTTTATTCCATGCCCCTGGCGGAACAACTCACATTCAAGGATATTTCCGCAGTTTGAACATTCATCGTTAATTTCTTTACCGAATACTTTCATTCCACATCTCCGTATATCAGCAGTTTAATAATCTGCTCTTCTGTAATTTCCTTCGAATTGATTCCAAGCCATAAATTTTTATATTGCAAAGAATTATATAGTTTATTAATTCTACTTATCCGCATTTCAAACGGTTTGTCACTTTGTAAGAAATAACTAGCTGCGCCACGAAGTGTTTTTGTTCTATGAGGTGAATTAATAATGAAAATCCCTACGGTACATGTTTCTGTTTCCAAAATAAACGTTTTCCTATTGAACCGCACTATTGATGTTTCGTTATGTATTTTATTAAATAATTTTATCAAAAAATAATCTGCATCTTTATAATCAACCGCCAAGTACAACGCTGATATTTTACTCATACACCCTCCCAACATTCACAACTATCATCAAGGCATCTAAAGTCTGCACAATTTTCACTGTCACCATTGAATCAAACCCATGTGAAGTCATCATGTTTTCTACAATTCTTGCAACATTTTTCTTCCATAAACACCTCTTGTTAAAAAAATCCAGTGTGCCGACTTGAACGGCATAAATCTCCCAACGAGAAACACTGGAACTTTAGGGGGAAAATGCAACTTCTGGCAATGACAATTTGCCAGATAGAAACAACAGGAATCGAACCTGTGTCACATGATATTGAGTATCATTGCTCTACCACTGAGCTATGTTTCATATTGCCGCCTGTCACGGACAGTTCTTTTCAAAGGAACTGAGATGGTTTTCACTTTTGTTTCATTCGACAGTAATACAATTGTATCTTTCCGAATTGATCGTGTTCTCCATAGCTTCAATTGGATTGTATCCAAGATTCTGTAAGATTTGTTTGAAAACTGTTACAGATTGACCACTTGCAAGTTGAACGCCTTTTCTTTTTGAATCCGCATGAAATACGTCATGTCTTCTTTTAACATTCCAGAAAATAATGTTTGGAATAACGTATCCGGCTTTATGGAACTTGTTTGCCATCTTATCATAAAACGACCAATTGCGATTTCCGCAATAATCAATTTCCATATCAGAAATTACGACAATAGCTTTTGGCATTTCTTCCTGTGAAATATTATTTTTTTCTGCTATATCAAGCACCTTTTCAAATGCAGCTTTAAGGTCTGTACTATTGCCCCAGTCAGCCCTTTTAG